CTTTGGGTTTGGTTTGTGTATTTCTGGTAACAACTCAACATGGTGTTTTTGTACTGAATATCCTACTCCTGTGCCGCCTAATAACAAGAACATTGATTCACCAAATGCTCGATAATCATCAATTGGCAAATATGCACAGTTATAAATTCGGTTAGGAGAAATTTCAATTGGCTTACCTCCGAATTGCAAACTTCGCATTGATGGTAATATTTTCTTACTATAAACAAATTTATATGCAGATTCAATCTCTTCACCTAGTTGTGGATATTTTTTTATATGCATCTCTTTGTTTCTCGTAACCAATTCTTCCCACGTTTCGCGTCGATTTAATTCTGGTACATATTTTGCATATTTCATATATACAGTAATATCACTCAGAATTTTATTTGAAATCTCCATATTTTAATCCTTGTTTGTTAATTTTTTTTTTGTTAATAACTAATTTGATATAAGACAAAAATAGGATCCGAGCTATACCACTAGGATCCTATTTAAAATATATATGTTTATATCTAAAAGATCAACCCATATCTTTGAATCGTTGTGCTAAATTTTTCTTCATAATATTTTCGCCAGTTTTCATAGTTTTGGTGGTATCTTTGCCTTGTGCTGTTTGCGGTTCAAAGAATTGAAACTGCCCATTGTTTGTGTTAATTTTACTAGGTAATGTTATACCATCTGGCCCAAATCTATTTTTAATAACATGCCCGCGGCCTGTGCCTGACATTTTATCTTCAACTTTTCTAGACAATGACATTAAAAAATCAGCAACCATTACTTTACCATATGACGATGCAATTTTATCTGCTTCAATAATATCATCTTCTAACGCACTTCGACCTGCTTGTGATGCGGTCCATATTGGAATATTATACTCACCTGCCATACCACGTAACTCCTCGTACAACTCCTCTAATGCCTCGTGCTTATCCTTTTTAGTGTTCACTTTGAGCAAATCAGCATAATCCACAATAATTAGATCAGGATTCTTACCTTGCATTATAGTTTTTTCAACATGTGCCTTTAAACCCATTATACCAACTGATTTTGTTGGATAATACTTAATGATTAATTCACCTGGCAATGATGCCATTTTAGTTACAATATCATCTTGATAATTTTTTAAACTCTGGGCATTGATACCCATTATAACTGAATCATATCGTTGACCAACATAGTTTTCATTTAACTCTAATGTGTAATGTATTACTGTTTTACCGGCTTTTACTGCGTGGGCTGCAATATTGATCAATAACCAAGATTTACCAATACCAGCGGCTGCCATTACTACACCTAATTCACCAGCAGCTAATCCACCATCCATTAAATCATCAACAACATCCCACCCAGTTGTAATAGTATGACGAGCTGATTCATTGTACCGCATAATAACATCGGCTTTATACTCATGTCCAATATTAACATCAGCTCCAGCTTTCATTGCAGCATCCATTTTGCTTTTTATTTCATCATAGTTTCCTTGTTGCAACAATGCAACTGAATCCATAATTGCTCGTTTCATTTCCTGATTCTTGCAAAATTTTAAGATTTCATTTTTAACAAATGATAAATCATCAGCTTCCATGAATCTAAATACATCTTTTAACTGTTCTAATACGGCAGCTTTTAAGATATCATTATCAATTTCAGTTATTTTTACCTTAAATACATCTTTAGTTGGTGGAGTTTTATATTCTCGAAAATGTTCTATTATTACTTCTAATAACCATATATTTGCTTCAGATTCAAAGTAGTCTGGTCGTATAATATCTGCAATTTGTTGAAGGAATACTCGATCGGTAAACATTGCAGCTACGACTTTTACTTGGAAGCCCCACCCATATTGGGATAAACGATCAGTCAAGTCGTACTCCCTTCTTATATAAAGTTTGTGAGTGTTTTATTATTTGGTAATTCATACTATTATTATAATAAAAATATTTTTTAAACCCAACCAATTACATGTGTGTTTGTTGTGCAAATGCATTTAATGATAACCAGGTGTTATTTAACCATTCTGGTAAGTTTTTCATAGTGCCCCACATTTTATCTTGCATAAACAATCGTTGAAATTCCATTTTATTCATTAATGGTATTGGTGCTGTGACTATGTTACGTATATTGCTAGTACATGCACCAGGAATATCCAATAACTTCAAATTCATTAATTGATAGTTTTTCTCAATTATTTCCTGATGTTCTAATATCATACCATACTTTTTCGAAGTATCTAATAGTTGTTTAGATTTCTCAAATAAATCATCAGGTGTGAATTCAGTTTCACTTAACAACTCAGGTACATGTTTTAATATGGTTACTGGACCAAATCCATTTACTCCTGGTATATTATCCGACTTATCGCCGGTAAATGTTCTATATACAACATAGTTATTCGGATGCACCCCAAATTCCTCAATTAAGGTCTTGGTGTCGTACATCTTCTTTTTAACCGGCGACCAGATCTGTATTTTATCATTGATTAACTGATAGAAATCTCTATCCGTCGATACAATTGTCATTTTTTTGCATTTATCAGCATACATATCAGCAATGTATGTGATTGTATCATCTGCCTCAATTCCATCAATTGAAATAAAGGTAACAGGTAAATTATCTAGATATGAAATTAATCTGCTGAATTGATGACGCATTGCTTCTTGCTCATCTTCAATTTCAGCAAAATGGTGATCGTGGCGACGCAATCTAGTTTTATTTGCTCGATTGCCTTTGTAATCTTTATATATGGATTTTCTTCGGCCGGAGCCACCTTTGCCATCGAATACTATTATACATCTGCTTGGTTTGAAATCTCGAATTGCCTTACCAATTGAATATAAAAATCCAGTAATGCCTCCTATGTGTTCTCCATCATCATTTGTTGATGGTGTTGCTCCAAACGCTCTAATAAAGGTATTTAATCCGTCCATCACCATAATATGATCATCGACGTTGGACGGATTATTTTCCTTTTCTTGCTGTAACTGTTTGAATAATTCTTGATACTTATTCATTTATAACTAATATTATTAATATTATCCTTCTTCGTCAACCATTGAATCATCGATTATTACATCGTCAATTCCTCCATCTACACCAGCATGATATTTAAAAATATATGAATCGCAGATTCTAGCATATAATCTTGCCTTTACTGCCGGGATGTCTATAACTTTTTCTAGAAAGTTCTTTGACTGAAATTTAATCTCACCAAATACCTCGCCAGTAACTAAATCAACATCTTGCAATGTATAATGAGCTCCTGCTTGTGATACTAAATCAAATGTTTTCATAACACCTAACCAACCACCGTAATTATCAATACCACTATCATAGTATATTTCATAATCAATTTTACGATGGGGCGGGCCCATTCTGTTTTTTACAACTTGCACATTGGTCTTAGATCCAACAATTTGTTCAACACCATTAATTTTTGCTTTAATTTGTCCGGTGTTTTTTAATCTCAATCTAACCGATGCGTGGAATGGAATAGCCTTACCACCTGCAGTAGTCCATTGATCTCCAAATGATACACCTAATTTAGTTCTAAGTTGATTTGTAAAGATTAAACAAATATTTTCTCTAGCAATCCAATTGGTTACTTTACGCATTGCCTTTGATAAAATAATTGATTTACTAGTTGCATACCCATCTTTATCATATTCAGCTGCCATTTCAATTTTAGTTGAAGCACCCATTACTGAATCTACTACGATTGTAACTAATCTATCTTTATTTGATTTACGTACACCTTCAACTATAGTTTCAATCGTTTCAAAGATTTCTTCAATAGTTTCTAATGGTACATATAACATTGTTTTTAAATCACAACCAATTGCAGTTAAAAACTCAGCACTCGATGCCGCTTCAGTATCAATATATACTGCTAAACCGCCCCGCTTTTGAGTTTCTGCTAATGCGTGAGATGCTAACAAAGATTTACCCGATGCTTCTAAGCCAGTAATTTCAGTAATACGACCTACTGGGAATCCTCCGTTCGGTCGATTTGAAATTGCTAGGTCTAATGTATCGCATCCGGTAGATATCCAATCCTTAACATTGCTAGGGGCATCATCATCGCCATCTAAAAAGAAAGCAGTTTTTAATGCTTGCCCTTTAAATTGCTTGTTGATACTATCAGCTAATGTATTTGCTAAACTGTCTTCCAGTTCTAGCCTAGTCTTGTTACTTTTTGCCATTATAAGCGACCTTTAATTTAATTATGAATTGAATAAATCATTGAATGCGGATGCAACATCAGTTACTTTTTCAGTTTCTGGTTTTGTTGTTTTAGTAGTAACTTTGTTGCTAGGCTCTTCTGTTACAACATCATCTGCATTTTCTGGATTCATCCATTCTGCTAATGCTTTCTCTAATTCTTCATATGTAGGCTCAGGAAATATATCAGTAATTAATGGCTGATTCATAATTTTTTCGGCAATTGCTTTATCTTCAGTTGCTGCGGTTGCATTTGGTTTTACTCGGATAGTAGTTTTAGGAAACGCATCGGCTGATGCAGCTGGTGTAAATTCTACATCGATATCTCTGCCGGTCATTAAGTCAGTGATATCGCCATAATCATCGTCCGATACTATTGATAATAATTCAGTGTAAATTTGTTTTCCAAATCCCCAAAATTTAACTCCTTCAGACTCTTTACCGCGGACGATAACAGGTACATAAGTTCTCATTTTAGGTTCAATTTTTCTACCCATTAACCATTCATCTTTATCGCCAGTTTTCTTAAGTTTTTCTGCGAATTCAACGATTGGGTCAGAGTTACCAAATGTAATTGGTGATAACATTGAACGCTTTGCGATATCATAATGGAAATACAATTCTAAAAACGGATTGTCTTTACGGTGTATATATGGAACAATGCGCACCCTAGTTTTTCCTGCTTCGGGTTTCCATAAATTTTGTTTTTTGTCATCCTGTTTATTCAACTGGGTGAGCTTGTTTTTGATTGCTGTTAAGTCTAACGCCATAATTTTTTGTTTTTTTATTAATTTATTATTTATTTATTTATTAATTATAATATAGATAATTAATGGGTGAATTCAAAGTTAATTAGTTAATTTTTTTGTTTATTTTGATATTAGTTGATATCGCTGTCAGTACCATTTTTTTCGTTGAAGTTTGCAATTAGTTCTTCTACATCTTTGCAATACTTTGGGTTATTATACTCATCTAGATCGACACCCTTATAACTCCAATTGTTACCTTTTCCTTGAACACGCCAAATTAGGCCAGTATCTGAATTTTTAATTTCGGCATCATATGTTCCGCCATTTTTTGTGGTTTTTGTTTCATATCCATTGATACTATTATATTTATCTACAAATGCATCCCATTCTGGTTTAGTTTTTATTGATAATGATTGTTTATCATCGCGGAAATTAAATGGTTCGTCATTGTATGGCCCTCCTTTATAAAATTTACCTGCTTCACCTAACAATGTTTTTAATTTAATCATGTAATCCTTAATTTTAATATAAATATCAATTCCAAGTTATTTTCTTGAAAAATATCAAATCAATTATTCGGTATCCTGCTTCATCGGTAAGTATAAATGAATTTTGATACATACTCCAATCCAATTGGTACGATTTATCTACCACACCATTATTAACTGCCTTTATTATTTGATTAAGTGCATTAACGGTGTATAGGGTATTGGTTTCTTTTTTACGGTGAATACTTATTGTGTTTTGTCCTCTGCGTGTTCCTGCATCTGCATTATAAGTACAATATAAATTATCTCCTGCATTAGCATTTGCAAACACAAATATTCGTTGTTCTGGTATGACGTAGCTTTGTTGTATGTAATCAGCTACAATGTTTAAGTCTGATTTATGTGCAAATGTGCATAGTAATTGTGTTTTCAATTCATGTCCTTACGATTGATGTTCTATGTATGAATAACCTTGATTAGCTGACATATTTTTTAATACAAATCGATAGATACCTAATGATACTATATCGATTGCAAAATCTGCAGCCGTTCCAATATGAGGGACGGGATTTCGGTAATCATAATATATTAAACCAGCTACATTGTTAAAAAATGAAGATTTAATTATATTTAATTCTGTAATAAAATTATTAGGTTCCCGTATAAATTCATTACGAGCGATACGTTTAAACCATATTATAATATCATTATTGATGTCAGATACCGGGTCTCCAACCAATATATCTGTAGTATTAGATGTTCCGGCTGTTTGTCGTATCGAACTAGCATCTTTATCATCAATCCAATATGATTCTTTATTACCATCAGTATCAACTGTTATTCTAGTATCACGAACAGATGTATCTAATTTAGTTTTATAAAATATTTCATGTAATTCTTTAAATCCTTCATACCAATTATGCATAGCAGATTTTTTCCATTCCATTTTTTTGAATTGAGCGCCATCAATTGCTTGAGAAAATCTTGTTTCAAAAATCATGATTAAACGTTTAAGTTGTTCATGTGAGGTTGGATCTACTAAATGATGTAATTGTTCATATGGATCTCCAATTTGGTCAACTGGTATCACAATCTCTGTATAAAAGTTTTGTATTTTTTCAGTTAATGCAAATTTAGATGCTCTACCTTCTCCTGCAGGATCAAACTTCCCATCACTCCTTCCAGTATCTTTTTTTCCAGATAATTCTTTAACTTCCCATTCACCATATGGCATAACAATATCATGTTGTGCAGTACCACCTGGTTTTGAATCAGCAACCCCTAATAGTACAGAAATTTCGCCATTACCCATACCACCACGAGCACCACCAACATTAACCATAAAGAATTTTTCAAATGCTTTATACCCGCTGTCTACAAATGATTCAATTGTATGTGCTCTATAATTTTTATCAAATTCAGCTTTCTCACCGGCTGATAATGCATTATATTGTATTTGTACTTGTCGTACAATATCTGCTGGTAAACCTATTTCTGATAAATCAATTGAAGTTGTTTGTGGTTCATCAATTGGTTCATCTTCAGTTAACCCCATTGATCTTTGCACAATCATATTTTTATCTGTTTCAGATAATGCAGTCATTTCGGTAAGAACATCTCGGAGAATATTATAATCAGAATGAGTTTCTGGATATCCCTTTTTTAGTCTGTAACGCCATTCGGTTAATATAGATTCTATTGTCATAATGTAATACTACTCATTTTA